CTCCCGATGCCGGCCGCAATCTCGGCACGGATCGCGCCCGACGCCTCAAGATCGGCCAGCGCCGATCGCAGGAAGGATCGTTCGGGCAGGTTCATCCGCATCGGATGTGCCTTCACCGCGATCGTCTTCGGCGCGATCGATCGGCCGAACGCCTGCCTGATCTGGCGGAGATGCTGACGAACCGGGACAATGCCGTGAAACCCGAATTCCTGTGCTGCCGCATAGCGGCCGGGAATCGAGACGCTGGCCGTTACCGTGTCACCGTCTTGCCCGATCACCTGCCCGATCGATCGCTGCAGCCGCCCGGTTGCGGCCTTCAGCACCTGGCCCGATAATTTGTTCTGCTGAATGGTCCGCGTCAGGCGCAGCGCCAGCCCCGCGACGCTCCCGGTCAGTTCCTCCGCCAGCCGTGGCGCGAAGCGATCGAGCCGGCGGGCAATCTCGGCACCGCCCAGCAACTGGAGATCGATCATAAGGCCGCCACGCGCTGCCAGCTCTTCAGCAGGGTCGCGACCGAAGCGGGCATGTCGCTTTGCACCAGCGAGACCATCTCGCCCGCCAGCGATTTGGACGACCATTCCAGTTTGTCGCGCATCCGGTAGCGCAATGTCACCAGCTCGTTGGCGGCCTGCGCAATGTCCGCCGGTACAACGTCATAGCCGGCTTCATACTGGATGCGGACATTGGCGATGCCGCGTGAGAAGCCATAGCCGGTCAGCGCGATCTGCGTATCGTCATGATGATAACCGGCCTGGCCCCAGGAGGAGCGGGCCGGGATCGCCTGACCATCCACTTCCAGCAATGTGATCGTGCGGATCGGATAATGCGGCAGTTGCAGTGCGCATGTGCCGCGCCCGGAAAGTCTGATGTCGTAGCTTGCGATCGTGATGTCGCGATTGAGCCAGGCGCGTATCCATGCCGAGCAGGCGGTGACGAGCGCGGCAATCACCGCGTCGTCACCATCCGTATCCATGCCGCAATAGGCCTTCACACCCGCGACTGTGGTGAGGTCCGCGAGCGCCATGGCTCAGCTCTCCTTCTGCCTGGCCGGCGATGTTGCCTTCGCGTGGGGTGCCGGCGTGAAACCGCTCGCTGCAAGCCCGGCGCGATCGCCCGGCGCCAGATCGTCCGCCACCTCGATCGCGCCATCGATCACGGCGACCGGCCCGCTCGAAAGGAAAGCAGTGCTGATATGCGGCGGGGCGAGCAGGCGCATCATGCTGCCGCTCCCGCCACGACAAAGCCGTGGCGGACCATCAACCCGACCCCGTCACGCGCGCAACGGCCATCAAGATGGCGTATCGCGAGCGGTATCCCGCCATCGATAAAGCCGACGACGACCTCGGGCGCTGGGCCCGTCTTTCTATTGCTCATGATTATCTCCGATTGGAGGTTACGGGCGTTGGTAGGTTTTGCCCGAAACGATTTGATGGAGCGTGGCTCGGTCGAGGCCGAACCGCTCTACGAGCTGATCGTAAGTGAGGCCGGAGGCCTTTAGGGCTCGGACCTGCTCTGCTTGTTCGAACGTGAGGGCTCGGCGGTCGTGCCGTGGCCTCCCGGACAGTAAAACTCTCGTTTTTGCGGTGGCCCGCGCCCTAGCCTCGGCGGAAATTGCTGCCAGATTAGCCCGCGCTGCGTTGGCAAACCGCTCGTTTCCGAGGCGGACGAGCGAGAACGTCAATCTTGCTGCATCGCTGAGTACTCTGCCCTTGGACGCAGAACCATTCCTTCGTCCAACCTCCCGCATCCGCTCGCGAGCTTCCGGATGCCGCTCAAAAAAAGCTGCTGTTCGAGCTGACGCGATTGCTCTCTGTTCGGGCGAGATAATTTTGCCCTTTTGGGCGGCTCCGATCGCCTTCCGGTGATCCAAGGATTTGGTCTTGCCTTTGCGTGCTGCCGATAGCTTCGCTTTGGTTTCATTTGAATGTCTAACGCCAAGGCAGTTTCCGGCTGTTGGGGAGCTATTAAAGCCCCGTCTTGGGCAGGCGGCATTAAGCGTATCAATCCAATGCTGCTCACGCTGGATCAGCTGCTCAGGCTCCACCAGCTCGAGAATACAGAATTCGAACGCAGTCGCTCCATGCTTGCTCCAAGAACGCTGCATCGCTCTGGCTATATGAATTCCGAGCCGCAAATCTCGAAGGTGCGCACGCCATCTCTTTGCGATGTCGATGGACGAGCCGACATAGACGCGGGTGCTAACAACATTGCGAATGCAATAGATTCCCGAACGTTGTTTGTCGTTCGTAGCCATGCGCTGCTCCCGTAGCGCTATAAGACGGAGACCGTCGTGTGCATGTAAATTCGGCGGTCTCCATGTTATAATCGGGCAATTAAAAGTCAAATATTATGGTGTGGGAGCAATATTACAGATCATTCCTACGGAAAACGGCGCGTAAACGGCCAGTGCTTCCTGAGCGTAGACGCCATAATCCTGCTGGCGCGTCACCTTGGGCCACATCTGGGTGTAATAATCCTTGCGGGTCAGCATTTCGGCGACCAGCGGCGTCTCGTTGGAGACATACCAGGCCGGCAATTTCTCCGCCCACGCCAGGATCGTGCCCGGCGCCAGATTGGGGTGGATCTTGACCGGGATCTTGGTGCCGCCATCGGGCGTGTAGGGGTTGAAGTAGAAGGCGACCGTGCCGTTCGCGGTCATGCGATAGCCGTCGCCGCCATCGGCGCGCGCTTCATATTTGAGCAATGGCGCGGATGTGTTGGAAAGAACCAGCTTGGTGATCGATCGCAGCTCCTGCGAGCTGACGTAGATCACCGTCGGGCTGATCCGGTAAGTGTCCCACATCGATTTCAGCATCGTATCGATCTCGTTGACCGAACCGACGCCCGATGCGGTCAGTTGCGTGCCGGCGCCGGCCGTGCCCGATGGCAGGCAGACGAAGTAACTGTTGGTCCCGGCATTCAGGAAGGCGGTCGTCATCAGCCCGTCGAAGGCCAGGCCGCTATTGCTCGAATAATCCGCGGTGATGACGGTCGCTGCCTGTCGAGCGCCCGCCAGCGGTGCCGCGAAGCTGACCGAGTTGATCGTGGTGATCGCCTGCAACGTCTCGTTGCCCGCCGTGCCGACATACCAGGCATAGGCCACCGCACCCGTCACCGGCGCCACCGTTGCGAACAAGGTTTGCCCGAGCGTCGCCGCTTGCGTGGCCGCCGCCGATTTGGCGGAAGCCCCGCCGTTCAGCGTGAATGTGCTGCCGTCGGCCGATGCCACATTCTGCGTCGTCGCAACGCCCGCGCCCACCGTCGACTGCATATAGCCGAGCTGGGTCAGTGCTACCACGATCACCGAATAGGTCGCATTGGGCAAAGTCCCGCCCGATCCCGATGCCGACAATGTGGGTGTCGCCGGCGTGCCGAGCGCGAGCGAATTGTTGCCCGCCAGGATGCCGGCCTCCTCCTTCACCATCGTCTTCAGCATCAGCCGAAGCTGGATCATGGAGTTTTCATCCTCGAACCCCTCGGACGCATACATCGCCTCCTCGGTGATCGAATCCTCCTCGCCGATCGTCGCGTAGCTGAGCGTCTTGTTGACGAGCGTATAGCTCATCCGCCCGGCGCGCTTGCCCTCGGGCACGAACGGCGTCCAATTATAGCCCGATCCGTTGAGCGCGGTGATGGACTTGTAGCGCAGCGCATCGCCCGGATTCTTGCGCTGGTTGCGCGGGATCGCATTGCGCAGCGGGGTCAGCGTCGGGAACAGATTCAGCGCCGGCGCGCGCAGATCGTAATAGGTTAGTCCCGTGCTCAACGTCACCGATTTGGTTAGATCGTCGGCACCGTCATAAAATTGATCGCCGCTCATCGGGTTGCCGAGCGTCGCCTTCAGCAGATCGAGCGTCTCGTTGGCGCGGTTGAACGTCAGGAAGCCCGATCGCCGGTCGTCGGCGCTCTGCACGCCATTGATATCGAACATAAGCCGGTCGGCAAACACCGACCGCGGAGTGATGGCTGTCATAAGGATGATCTCCAAAGAAAAAGCCGCCCGAAATGCGGACGGCTCAGGCATTTTCGGTTGATGAAAATCCTCCCCGGCACGGGGAGGGGGACCATCGCGAAGCGATGGTGGAGGGGGCGCGCGGCA